CATTCAGCCGGTTCATGAGCATGACTGGGGGCGACGAGGAACAGGCCCAGAAGTTAGCGTATGAATCAATTAAGAATGTGTGGTCTGTTACTGAGACTGGCGGACCTAAGCGGTTTATGAAGTATTCCCCAGAGGTTCTTTATAACATCCCCGGTATTGGTAGTAATTGGGTAGAGGATCAATTCAACGAGGATATGGAAGTATTCGGTGTTGAGGGTGCGATATTATCTACTGACCACCAAGTTGCTAGAAGTGCGCAACCTAGTTACCCAGTACTGGCCCCAGATGCAAACGGAATACTAACCCCTATCTTGGATGAGAATAACGAGATACTACGGTACAAGCCTGATTTCAGAGAGACAGAGGAATTCAAGGATTTGTTCGGCGGTGGTAAGATTGAATCAGCCAAAAAGCAGAGAGCGATTAATCTAGAGCGTCGAGCTAATGTAATTCGCCGTGGCATTACGTCCAGGGTATTGAGTATGCAATTTATCCCCGCCGATGAGCGAATGGATTTCTTAGATAGTGACGAGGGTAAACAACAGATAGGTAATGCAATTAATAACATGATGGCAACGAACAGGCTTGATGAAGTAGAAGCACAGGAGGCGCGCAATGCCTTTGGTATCTGACCGTCAAACTGGACCTATCCAGCAATTACCCGATACTCCTGAAGTTGAGGCATTAAACCCAACTACTGGTGAAATATTTGGCGCTGCCTTTCGTGTCGAGAACTCCCTTGTATCTGCTGCGGTAAACGGGTTAGGTAAATCAGAAGCAGAGGAAGGCTTTGACCCTTATCAACCTGAGAACATTAAAGGTTATGAATTATGGGCTGAGAACTTCATTGATACTAAGTCGTCTTCAGAGATGGCAGCAGTCAAGGGACAGATAGATAGAGAGCTGGAAGATAAGAAGACCCTAGCAGCTGGTGGTATTACAAGCTTCGTTGCTCAGGTTGCGGCGGGAGTTACAGACCCTCTATTTTGGCCAATGATGATGATACCTGGGGGCGCTGCAATTAAGGGTTCCAAATCAGTCATTGAGGCCGGTGCTAGAGTTGGCGCTATTGGTGGAGTGTCTGAAATCCCCCTAGAAGCATTTAAGCAGCAAACACAAGAAACACGCTCTCTTGCCGAATCGATGACAGCTATTGGCGGTGCAACTATCCTATCAGGAATACTAGGATCAGCTGCTAAGGGTATGAGTAAAGCGGAGATCAACACTATATCGAAGAAGTTAGACGATCTTATGACTGATACCGATAGCGTCATGGTCGCGGGTAATAGTAAATCATTGAGTGCTGCTGAATCGACTACTTTAAGTAAGGCAGAATTAAAGCCGGTGTCAGTGGGTGGATTAGAGAAGTGGGGAGTTAGCCCGCTGCTTAGAGCTGAATCATCCCCGTCTATTAAGACTCGTCAATTAGCTGCTGACATGATGGAGAGCGCAACGGTTAAGCAGGCTAATGTTGATGGCAAGGCAACATCACCAGAACTGGGAGCTGCTGAGACTAAAATCAAACAGTGGGATGTGGGTCTACATCAAAGCCTGAAAGAACTAGATCAAATCTACACCAAGTACCGCCAGGGCATGGGCGCACCAGCCAGGGTTATCAATGATTTCGTTATGCGTAACCGTGCAGGCAAGTTAAGCGCTAAGGAGTTTCGAGAAGAGGCTGGCAGAGTAGCAAGGCGTGGGGATAGGTCGGATATTCCCGAGATACAGCAAGCAGCTGAATCATTCAGAAAGAACGTATTCGACCCAATGAAAGATGCTGCTATTGAGCAAAAGCTATTACCGCCTGATGTTAATGTAAAGACAGCAGTCTCTTATTTAACTCGGGTATACAACGTCAATAAGATAGCGGCTAAGCGTCCAGAGTGGAACAAGACAGTTGAGTCATGGCTAGGTAGTGGAAGGGCTAAAGCTAAGTTATCGGATAAGCCGACGCCAGCTGAAAAGGCAGAGGCTGAAATGAGTGATCTAGAAATAAGTCAGATAGCCGATGACATTACAAATAACATTATGGGCATTGCTGCCGGCCGTTCGCCTTATGAGATTATCTCTAATGTACGTGGCCCATTAAAGGAAAGAACCTTTAACATCCCTGACAGCATGATTGAAGACTTCCTTGAATCTGATATCGATATTATTGCCCGCCAGTACACTAGGACCATGGCTCCCGATATTGAATTAACCCGATTGTACGGTAAGGCCAACATGGAAGATGAGCTTATTGAAATAGCCTCTAGTTACAAAGAATTGATTGATGCCGCCAAGACTGAAAAAGAACGCACTAGCTTAACCGACCAGATGAAGGCAGACCAAAGAGACATCGGCGCGATGCGGGATAGATTAAGGGGTACGTATAGAACGCCAGAAGATCCTAATAACTTCTTTATACGCGCTGGTGGTGCCTTGAGAAGCGTTAACTTTCTCAGGATGCTAGGTGGCATGACTTTATCAGCTATCCCTGATTTGGCCAGACCTATAGCGGTTAACGGTCTTTTACCAGTCTCTAAAGGATTAATGAATCTAGCTACTAACTTCAGTAGATTCAAGGTTAGTGTAGGCGAGGCGAGGCGGGCCGGTGTTGGATTAGATATGTGGACAAATAGCCGCGCTACCAGCATGGCAGATTTAACGGATATCTATGCTAGAGGTACTTCGTTTGAGAGAGGGCTTAGGCAGGCATCGGATGCCTTTGGTAAAATAACCCTAATGACCCAGTGGAACACGGCCTTAAAGTCATTCTCAGGTGTTGTTACTCAAGATAGAATATTGAATGCAGTCTCTAAGGTTGCTGATGGTAGCGCCTCTAAATCGATGGTTACCCGGTTAGCAGCTTCAGGTATTGGAAAAGAGCAGGCCATTGAGATAGCAAAGGAATTTAAGAAGCACGGCGACCCTGGTAGTTTAAATTTATCCAATGGCCATTTATGGGATAATAAAGAAACCTTACAGAATTTCCAGGCTGCTGTATTGAAGGATGTGGATAGAACTATAATCACACCAGGGCTAGGAGAAAAGCCATTATGGACCAGCTCAGAACATGGTAAACTTATATTTCAGTTTAAGACCTTTGCAGCGGCGGCACACCACAAGATTCTGTTGTCTGATTTGCAGTATAGGGATGCTCAAGCCTTGAATGGCTTTCTGTTATCGGTAGCCTTTGGAACGGCAGCATATGGTTCTAAACAGTACGTATCGGGCAGAGAGATAAGCACAGATCCTAAGAAGCTGATTGTTGAATCATTGGATAGGTCGGGCGGCTTTGGTTATTTCTGGGATATGAACAACATAGTTGAGAAGCTTACACGGGGCGAAGTTGGTGTTAATAAGTTAATCGGTGCACCTCCTATGTCACGGTATGTAAGCAGAGAGATGCTATCTTCAGTGATGGGTCCATCATTTGGTACGGTGCAGGAAATCGGTCAAGTTATAGGCGCAGCATCTCAGGGAGAATTTACGCAATCGGATTTACGCAAAGTTAGAAAACTAATACCAGGGCAGAATCTATTTTATATGAGACGACTATTAAACACATTAGAAGAAAACATAGGTGAAGGGTTATGACTGTAACGAGTTTAGGTGTTCGGAATGAGTATACGGCTACTGCTGGTCAGACGATATTCACTTACACGTTTTTAATATTCGGCAGTAGTGATCTTAATGTTTATATCACTCCATCGGGTCAAACTGCTAATGATTCGACCGATATCACTACGGCCTACACTATAACCTCGGGTATTGAAAACCCAGGGGGAGGAGCTATAACCCTAGACTCGGGGGCCACATCGGGTGATCTAGTTACAATTGTCTCAAATATAGTCAATAGCAGAACAACAGACTACCAGAATAGCGGAGACTTTGAGCCTGACACTGTTAACGATGACTTTGATAGAACTTTAAGCTTAGTTAAGCAGCAGCTAGACAGCACAAGTAGAACACTATCTTTTCCTCAATCGCTACAAAATGCATCTTCTTTAACTTTACCCTTACCAGAAGCGGGTCTATTTGTCGTTTGGAACGGATCAGAAGACGGGCTAGTTAATTCAGGCGCGCCAGGGTCAGTAATAAATAGCGACCTTACAGGAACAACTGTACAGATGGTGGCTAACGCATCCCTTTCGTCCGGTGACATTATCATCACTACCGGATATTCGGTGGCGGGGGATGGCGGCGATAATACATTTTTAGTCAGACTTGTAACAGGGGCTACTGCTGATGGAGGCGCATTGATTAAGGGGGTTGGCAATCCTGCAATAGAGTTTGTCGGGTTATTTCCATCAAACATTAAAAATATACGGCAATACGGGCAAACAACAAGCTTGACGTTTAATGTCCCTACAGATTTTGCAACGCTACAACTAGCTCTGGATGAGTTTTCAGCCTTTGAATTCCCTGAAGATGAAAAAGGCGTTGTTAATATTGAGTCTGCGCATGTATTGACCGCAGGCTTTAGGGTTGAGAATGTAGACTTATCGGCGGTAACTATTACCTCAGTCGATGCTACGGTGGCGGTTACAGCTGGCTTTACTTTTGTGAGCAACACGGATTTAAGTTCTGACGTACCTCGAAGCGCTGGCATATGCTTTTTGGGAGTTAGCGCATTTATGCCCGTTTGGGATATTTTAGTGAACCTAGCCGCCAGGACACTAACCGTTACAGGGTATGAAATTGATTACGGTAGCTCAGGTATTATTAACCCCACTAAGGGAGTTATTAATACACAAGTAGGCTCTAACTTAAGAGTCACTACAGCTAGCCGATTACAGGCCGCGCAATCGGTGTTTACAGGCGCGGCGGGGGATAATGTTGGAATCACTTTAAGTGCAACGGCCAACTTCCAGGATGCCGACTTGTCAGGCGCGGTGACCAATGCCTGTCTTGATGTAAGCCGAGGTAGTTACGTACATTGTAAGGGTGCAAATCTTACAAGCTCAGGAACAAACACAGAGGGGCTATATGTTCGGCGCTCAACAGTGTCGGCTGAGGGTGTCAATTTAACGAATAATGCGCTAGGCATACGAGCGGCTAATAAAAGTGATGTAGGAGCCAATGGGTCAACTTTTGACGGCTGTACTAATGACGTTAAAGCAGAGCAGGGATCAGAGATCGATGTAAGTGGCTCTCTTAAGTCGGCAGCTGCCCTAGACCCTTCGGATTCAATAGTGCCTAATGGTGCAGGCGGAACTATGTTGCTCAGAATGTTCAACACTGAGCAATTCGGCTGTGAGGTTAGAGACAGCGACTTTAACGACGAAGAGGAAACAGCTACAGGAACATTTACAGTATCCGGCTTTATACCAGCCACGCTAATTGACTCTTCAGGCGGTGCGGTTACAGGTACGCTGGGCACGAATACCATAATACCCACTGGCTTTATAAAGACCATTGTTATGACTAATGCGTCTAACTCATCAACGGTCAGCGTAACAAATCACGAAACCTCAGACCCTGAAGTTATCACCTTTGCAGCGGTAGATGATACGGCGATTTTGCTGTTTACAGGTTCTGAGTGGATTACAATCAAATTGAGCGGTGCAACAGTATAGAGGGCATTATGAAAAAGATACTAGCAACAGTCGGCGCGGTAGTAATGATCGGCAGTGTGATTACTTTGGGTACGGGTGCTTACGCATGGACTAAGAATGATATAACTAAGCCCATCGTTAAAAACACTGCCTACATTATCCGCATGATTGATTTTAATTTAGAGCTTAAAAATGATGCTGATAGACTGAAACGTACTATAGATTCTTTCCAAGAAAGCCTTCGGGATACAAAATCTCCGAAGGCAAAAAAGGCTCTAGATGACTTAAAAAATCAGTGGAGAGATAAGATTCGGAAGCTAGATAATGCAAAGCAAGCAAG